GGTCTTGTCGTGAATGAGCTCCTACAATAGTGTGTGCTCTTAACGAAAATGTATTTGACTGGTATGATCCACCGTCACTGGCCAGTGTCACTGGTTGAGAAGTTCCGGCCGAAATATCAACATCGGCCCCTGCAGTTTTGATTCTCTCATCACTTAGTCTAGATGTAGAAACTCGAGAGGGTGCATTTTCAGCATAATTAAACAATCTTACTGTACCTCGGTCACCACCATCAATATAATAAGAAGAACCATACTTGGTAATAAATTCCGAAGCAGATAGCCCTGAAGCATATCCGGTATTTCTTATTGATGCTACACCAGATGAGCTACTACCAGAACCATATTGTTTTGGAACACCGCCACCAAACACTGTGTATGTTAGTGGTAATGTTGCATTACCAAGAGACGCGGTTTTCAATTGGTTAGAGCATCTTAGGTGATGAACTCGAACCCATCTTGCTTCACCAACGCTCGATGGTACATATGCTAAGAAGAGAGCTCCAACAGCACCATACCAAGAGAACTCAATTTTTTTCATTATAACATTTGCAAAATCAATATCCCAAACGGAGTCGCGATTATTAGTAGTTCCAAATTGTTGACCCGGGTATTTAAATATACCTCCATCTTTAACAACATCTGAATAAAAATTGTTTTCAGCGCCATTGCCATTTAAACTTTCAAAAGAAAACCTTGAGCGAGGAACTTTATATTCATAAACACCCCAATACTCTGGGTCTACATTATCATCGACCCAATATCTCCAACCTGAAGCTTTATAACTTCTAGATGTATCAGAAAAACTTTCTGTCGGTCTAAATGTTCTACCTTGTCCCATCATGCCACATGCTAGGCCATTATTAATATCATTAATTTCTGACTTATAAGTCTCGAACTTAATCGCATTAAGAGTGGCTAGCTCTCCACCAGTATCTGAAGCTAAATTTGTATTTAAACATCCAATCTGACCATCACTTCTATGTGTATTTGTTCCTTGAGTAGTTTGTAATTGTGTTTGAGGTTGATTAGCATCTCCACTAAATACTGTAAAGTCTCTTGTATATGGAAACATTAAGTCCGATACATTAGTATTACTTACATCATTATACTCAACCTCAGGAAACATAAATGGTACTGGGGTTTTAATAAAGTGCTTAGTTCTAATTCCTCCAGAGTCATGAGATGTTTCTCCATTACTGGCCTCACTCATTGCATTAGCATTTGTAAATAAATCTACCCCAGCCGCCGGGCCGCTTACTCCGCCATTACTTCGACTTGGTAAATGCTTTAACCGAATACTATTCTTTGCACAATCAATTTTATCAATAATAAAAATGTTTTTATCATCTTGTCCAAGATAGGCAGAACCGGCTGCGTCAGATAGGTTTGTTGCATCAGTCGTATATTCAACTATTTGACCAAAGCTAAATACATTATGAACATATAGTCCTAAAGGTGAATCGTCAAATGCAGTTGCAGTGGTGGATAATCGAGTTCTAGTATCTGCATCGGTAACATCTTCATTCCCTTGAGCAGAAATTGGTAAATTGAAATATATTTCACCAGTAGTTGAAGCCTTTAGAATATTATATTCTGTTCTTTCTTTCATTAAAGATGGGTCATATACTGCTGCCTGTAATAATGGAAGATTATCACGAATTAGAATATTTTCACCAGCAAAAGAAAATTTTAATTTCTTTCTTCGGTGGCCTACTTGAGTTCCGTCAACATCAGTTAACACATCTCCAGTTGAACTGAATGTTCCAAAATCTTGTTCGAGTCTTCCATTTGATGTTTCATTTCCAGAATTGATAGAAGAACTTACATTTGCTGTAAAGCTAGAAACAGAACCACTCACTGGCCTATTATTAATTCCAAGAACAAGATTGTCACCTGTTCTTGTTACTGATGTAATAACAGTACTTTCTCTAAATAATGGAGATGCATCTGTATCAGCTACATAAAATCCATAATCATTTTCGTCATCACCAAACAATTGAGTGTGTGGTGAATTAACAGTAATGTTTCTAATAGTCATACCTACTCTAGGTATAACACTATCTTTAAAAGTTGCGGATACAGAATTATCAACATATGCGTTTTCAATAATAATTTCAGAATTGCCACTTGTATATGCTGTAGCTAGTTTCATTATTGATTCACGAACTTCGGTAATCTCTTTACCTTTTCCTACAATACCATAGTCAACTGTTTGGTTGTTAGGATATTCATCATCTGATGTAAACTCTTCATGCCTATTTCTAAAATCTATAATAGATTGGGTTCTTCTCGAAACAGCAAATTCATCGCCTCTACCAGTTTGTCTAGTTTCCCAATAATAACCATCATACTTATCATAAATTCCATATTTTCGTACAGCAACGTTTCTTGCTTCAGGGTCAGGCAATAAATCTTTCATTGCGGAAGACTTAATACCAAATGTAGCAGAAGATACCCGACCAGGTTGATATCTAAAAAATCGCTTTGAGGTAAGAACAGCAGATTCACCAGGAGGTGCTTCGATCATTGCACCTGCTTCTTCAGGTACGTGAGTAAGTCCCCAGTTATAATTGTTTGTATCGATCTCTGGTTGATTTGTCGTTTTATGATATATGAAAGGTCTGATACTTGAAGCTTCAGATGTTCCAGTAAATTGTCTTTTGTCTAAAGGTTTGATAGACCACTCTGATGGATTAACATCATAAGTATTAACATCAGCAAAAATACCAAGAGCAACTTCAGAGCGAGGAATCCCCAAAAGAGAAAGAGCTACTTCAGAAGCAATCTTGTTCGTTTCTGCTACAGGTATTGCTCCAGCATCACTAGCTAACACCACTGGAAGTGAGTTGTCCGCGGTAGTTTGACCTCTTCCTACCGGAGCTGTTCTTCCTACCGATACGATGTTTGTTGATTTATTTACTGATTTATAAGTTGCCATATCGTTTCTCTGTTGTTATTTATATAACTATTCTACCTCGAGTGATTGAAAAAGTATTTTGTATACCAAGTCTGCATTCATTTTGTTTAGTCGCAGTTAAATCTCGAGTATCAAATGGTTGGTTGCTAATACCATCTCTATCATTTGATGTAAACCCGTCGTCATTACTAATTCCAACAACAATCTCTGCCGAGGATGCATTTTTAACTGTTTTGCCTTTTACTGGTAATGATCGATACAAATCTCTATTATTAGCATCTTTAACTGGAGATATTAATGATGTTGAGAAGTTGTCGGCTCTACCTATTGATGATGATGGTGCACCTGAAGTAAAGATTATTCTATCTCCTATTGCAAATAAGTTAGCAAAATTTGCATCAATGGTAAACTTAATAGTTTGAGCATCTAGAGTATCATTAACTTCGATCTTATTCCATTTAATTATATCACCGTCATTTTCCATGTAGAGATATTCTATTCCATTAACATCATAAACTAAACCAATTAATTGCTCACCGACCGGTCGACTAGGTAATGAACTATACCTTGTACTTAAGACATCAAACCCAGCTGCAGTTTTTAATTCTTGAATTTTTGCTTGCGGAATTTTATATGATAAGTTACCAGCTGCTAAAGTGATAGTTCCATCTTCAACTTCAGTATTAGGCTGAATTATATATCCACTAGCTGAGGTATTTGTTGGGTCACCAAATGAGTAATTAAATCCAACTCCATTGATATCATCAGGTAAGAAATATGTTTGAGTCCCTAACCCGACCATAGTTCTAATAGTAGTTGTTAATCCTACCCCAACCTGATCTATTACATCAGGCTTAGTATTATCATTAGGCCTTAAGTCCATTGGTGAGTTGTCTCTTAAAAATTGTATTGTGTCAGAAATAAAATCTCCAACTCCAGCACCTGATTCTGTAATAAGATTGATGTTAAGTTGATCATACTCAGAGTTTAGTGTATCAACAACTGGTATATATTCATCGGCTGGACCTAATATAAGGTTTCCTTCGTGAATAAAATTAGAAGTAGCATATGCCAATATACCAGAACCGGTGTCTCGCACGATATTGCCAACCAAAGTAGTGTTTTGATTTGAAGTTAAATCATTTGCATTTGAAAAGTTTTCTATTGAGTTTGATGTTAGTCTCATTCTTGAAGACCCAGGCATATATAATCCAGCTGCTTTATTGCTTGTGCTTAATACAATTCCGCCATCTTTAATAATACTACCTTCAATAATACCTTCAGAAATTTCTTCTCCGTAAAAACCTCCAAGAACATTATCCGCAATAGATACATTTTTTATTGAAATGTTTTTACTTAATTGCCCTGACACTGTAAAATTACTTTTTCCAGTTAAGTCCATTTGAACCACACTTTGATTTATAACATTACCATCAAGTCGTATATCAGAAACTTCTACATTATCTTTTCCATCAAACTCTAATACCGCTCGAGCATATGCCTTTTGACCGGCAAATACGTTTTCAAATATTCCAGCAGATGAACTTAGTTTTGTTGTCTGTGAATTGAAATTACCGAATCTCGAAATTCCACTAGATAGGGTTGAAGAAGTGCCAACTTCACCTGTAGTAGTTTCAAGATAAAATTCCAATGCGGCCTTTGCTTGATAGGTTTTTGGTACTCCGGCATGATCATTAATTGAACCAGAGCTGGTTGCAAAATTTCCATATATTTCAGAGACATTACCACCATAAACTGTTTTGGTGTTTGAAGAGTTGTCAAGCCATGGAATTGATTTAATTGTAGTATTTCTATCAGATGCTCCTTGAAATTTAAAATCACTAGGAAGTGTAATTAGTTTTGAATAATAAACACCTCCTGGCAATCTAACACTTCTACTACCTGCCGAAATTTTGTCTTGAATTAACTTTTGTATTCCACCAGTAATTCCTGAGTCAGGGCCATCGACTATTCGACTGTTATCAATGAAAAACTCTATTTCATTCATTTTTCCATACCCAGTTCCATTAGAGCCAGCCAATGGATTGGGATTACCATCATCACCTAATGGACTATTAAATCCTTGAAATTGGTCTTCAAGATCATACCAATTTAATTCAATATTTGGTGAGTCGTGTAGTCTATTTTCAGTTAATGAATAACCATTACTAGGTCCTTTACAAAGGGAGGTTTCAGTAATTCTAAAATAAGCAGGACTTGCGCTTAAATTAAGTTTGGGGTTTATCATTGTTGAAGAAACTCTAGTATCTAAAAACCCTCTAGAATATTTGTTTTGCTCTCCAATATAAGGTATGGTTGTTTTACTTGAACCTACTGTACCACCTGCCGTGTTTCTTTCATCTTCGTTTAGTGGTACATAAACCATTCCAGCATCCGCTGTATAATAATATCCAGAGTTATTTAATTTACTCCATTGAGGTTTATTAAATGCCCCATAGTCATTGTGTGTAAGACTTGAAGTAAGTGTTCCCAAATCTTCATTTCCTAAAACCTCAATCAGGTGATGAGTTGCCTCATCATTTGATTTTCTATAAATTAATACAAGGAAATGAGCAGCTGGTCTTGAAATGTTTGTTAATTGAACGTAATTACTTTTATCAAAATCTAAAAGGTTTGGAGCATTTGAGACGGTTGAAGCAGATGATAATCCAGTTATTTTACCAGTTAATTGATTAAATAATGCCAGCTTATAACTAAAAGTTCTACTTCCTTGCTGATCAAATCTTCCTGTTACTGAAGGAGCTGAAGGCGTACTTGCCTTAAAGATAAGATGATTAGGTGATGAATCACCCGTATAAGTTTTTAATGGATCACCTCTTTGTCCAAGGCCAAAGATGCGCAAATTCTGTCCAACCTTTAAATAATCTTCAGGGTTAAGAACTCTTAAAATTGGTCCTAAGCTAGCTTTACCTGTTAGCGTATCACCGACAATAAATTTATTTGTCGCATTAGTTTCTGACACTTGAACATAATTATATTCTGAATTAACTCTTCGTACTCTTCCTGCTTTACTATTTCCTAATGTAGAAATATTATTACCAGCAGCTATATCAGAAACATTACTAAAGTATAAAATTGTAACTGGCTCAATTCCGCTATACTTAGGATTATAATCGGCAATAAATGAATGTGGGAATCCAATTATACCATATGTTTTAAATAGAGCATCGTCATTAATAGTACCAGAAAGTCTAATGTTATTAACTTCTAAGTCCATACCTCCTAATGTAAGACCAGTATTTGAAGAAAAAGGTTCTGCACCACCAACAGCAATTTGATTTGTCACATCTAAAGATTGAGAACTTAAACTTCCATTTACAATTAAGTTACCATCAACAGGTTGAGAACCATCAGAGGCTAATTTACTATTTTCTAAATGAACAAAGTTACCATCAATATCAGTATTAGAAAGTGGTCTATTTAGTCCAAACATAGAACTAACATGAGCTACTTCAACGACTGTGCCGGCCGACTCAGGAAAAGTTGTATATTGAAATTGAGTTGGTACACTAACTGTTCTATCATTCCATTCAATTTTTGGTGAGTTAGCACTTCCTACAATAGCTGGAGCTTGAGATGGTATATCTCCAATACCCGGCCTATATGATAAGGCAGTTGAAGTAGTAGTTGCAGAATTTAAACTAGGTGAATCAAATCTATAAGAGCTGGAAGATGAAGCTAACTTATCTTCAAAATAAATCTTTCCAGTATTTCTATTCCAAATTGTCCACCTTCCTGTTACATTATTATCAGTAGCACCTATTTTTTGAATTACTATATCACTTGTTTCATTTTGGTATAAGTAAGGAGTTACTTTATCGTATCTTCCAATTACATCAGCGGTTTCTCTTCCAGCCGTAATACCTGTAGAATTAATTGTATAAGAAAGGTCTGTTGATCCAACACCACCAAAATATGGTCCAATATCAAAAATTGGAGAATCAGCATCACCTGAATTTGTAGATGTACCAGATGATGATGCAATAAAAGTTGTTCCAACTGAAGCTAATCTACTATCACGAGAAGCCTCAGCTGAGTTATTATGCAAATTTCCAAAATACTTCCAAGTAGTTTCACCGGGGTCAACAATACGATACTTTCGGTTTCTTTTTATTTTAGAAACACTAATTGCTAAATTATAAGCATCAGGTGAACCATTTCCAGTTTGCCCATTTCCATTTGCACCAGGAAATTTTTCTCTTTGGTCTCCATATAAAACTAGCTTTCTTTCTGCTGTACCAGTAATTTTATTAATGACTCGTAAAGATTCTTCAGGGTGAAGAATATCTAAGCTATTATAACCACTAGTATTTGAAAAAGGATTGCCCTGCCTCATAGGAATAATATGCTGTCCAATAGAAATAGCATCATGTCGGCTATCTGTCGACGGAATATCTAATGTTGTCTCATTTCGAGCTGCATCAAAAGAAACACCTGTTAAAGCTACATCAGTAACTTTATAATCTTTTGTGCCTGTAAGTTGATTTCTAAGTAATATAGTAGACATTTTTAAATCATCCAAGTTTTAGTTTCCAAGATATAGCAACCTTGTCGGTTGTATATTTTATAAATGGTTGTTGAAGTACGGTTCTAGATATAATTATACGAGAGTCAACCACAGATTCTTGTGGTGAATCATAGTCACCATATTTAGCTAAAAGCATAACCTCCTTTATTGCCTCTTCGTTTCCATTAGTAATTAAAGTATCAGCGGCCTGAGAATCGAATGTGCATTGATAAAACCATGAGCCAAGACCGGCTATAGTATTATCCATTTCTAGATTAGTAATTGACTTTTTTAACTTTTTGCCTACACTTTTTAAAGTATCCCATGTTTGGGTTTTTGCTGCAATAGTAATATCTGTTCCAATTGCAATTTCTTGTATATGATAATTTGTTTTATCCGCGGTAGTCGCTAAAGTTGACCAGGTGGGCTGACCTATTTGAGCATAAAGCTTTTCATTTTTACCTAACAACTTAGAAACAAGATATTCCATTCCCTCATTGGTAATCAGGTTTGGTTGGGTGTGTGTTCTTACTTTACCATCTTTGTCGGTAATAGTAAAACTTACTTCCCCTTTAATCTGTATGTTGTCTTGTAATTTCATTTACTAACTTTTCTAATCTTTCCACTTTTTGTGTGAGAGACTTAAACTCTTGTTCCTTTTCCTTGGCCAACTTTCTTCTTTCTTTATATTTTGTAAACTCGTCTTTATTAGTATTTATCACTGCGCCGCTATTAGCATCTCTAATAAAATCATTATGTCCTTTAATTTTTATATCCATATTATGCAGTCGCTATTACTCGTAAATCTTTCACTTTAACTGTTTTAGCGGTATCAGAAGTATTATTAACAAATCCGATTTTTATTGCGTATTCGACAATTTCGTTGATATTATCTAAAGGAATATCCTCTGCATTTAAAATAAACTCTGACTCACTAAAGGTATTGATATTACCATTGATGGCTATTGATGGCGAATATCCACCAACATCAATTTCTGTTTTTCCACTTAAATCTGCAACAGAACATTTTTCCCAAAGTTTATCACTCCAAGGGCAATCATCTCCAACTCCCCTAACTTTTGCATAGACTTCTAAGTTTCCGCTGGAGGCTAATCGATTTGTTTTCATAAAGATTTTTAACTCATCGGCCGGATTTGCTAATTTAACATTTTTTGTAATAAATCCGTATTGACCCTTTCGAGCATCATTAATATGAGAATAGGTTCCATCGTTAACTTTATATTGAGCCGATTTCTCAAGAACATTATCAAATGTAATAAGTGAGTGTCTGTCCAAATCTATCATTGGAGTTACATCTGAAAATCCATCGCCTCTATCTTTACCTCTCATAGTTGCTTTTACTACAATATTATTAACGTTTTCACTATAAGTATCGATAGAAGAAGTTAACTCATATGTCTTCTTAGGAAGAATAGTATCAGGTACTCCATAGGGTGCTTTAACTAAATTGCCGCTTGAGGTAGTAAAGTCGATATCATATGTAAGAGTTGTACCAGGTACTTTTATATTATCTGATGCAATATTAAATGCCGATAGTCTAATATTTCTTTCACCTAGAGCCGCTTTATATTCTCCGATTCCTTGCTGATTGTTACTTGAAGCGCTAGACCCGCGAGTATTAAATTCAAATGTATGGCTTAGTTTGAAAACACCCTTATTCAATCTGAACATCATATCTTTAGTCTGGTCTGCTGTCCAAGTTTTGGTATTTTGTGATTTTAGCAATACTCCAATATCAGAATTAGTAGTGATTGGAATATTAGCATTCATAATATTCGGTCTACCTAATTCAGCTACCCATACTCTATAGTCTGGTGATGGCGAGAATACAATTACCGCATATTCGCAGCCGCTTTTTAAGTGAACTGGATAATCAAATTTGAAATTGGTTGGAAGAATTTTACTTGGGTCTGTTTCATCTCTACCATTTGTTGGAACCCTAACTTGAGAGTTTGGTAATGATATTCTAGTACCAGGTATAACTTTATTAGTTGGTATACCAGATTCCGTAGGAACCAAATAGACTTGAGCATCTATTGGGAAAGCAGGTTTTTCTGCAAAGAATATATCAATATCTGTTACACAAAGCCCATCTCCATATCTTTCAGGTATAGTAAATGTTTGAGCAATGGGGTCTCTTCGCCATAACCATCTTGTTTGTTGAATTGTTCGTGATCTTCTTTCAGATAGTTGCGTTGTTACAATTTCAGGTACTCGAGTTGAAGTAATTGTTTCTTCAACAGTTTGGTTTAATCCAAAAGCAGAATATGTAGTTTCTGCAATAGTGTCTGCATCTTCTTCATTATTAACACTTGAGCTAGTAACTTTAAATTGTTTTAACCCAGTCCTAAATCTCAGGTTTTCATTATTAGGTATTCTAAGTGTACCGAAAAACTCTCCGGTTTCTGCTAAAGAGAACAATGGCAAATCATAATGATTGACATCAGTAGTTTGGAAGGGTCCACCAGCTTCTGTAGAGTTTGGCTCATAATCAGAATTATAATTTTTGACCTGCTCATGAACTGAATATTCGTGGAAGTTTTCTGTTGCAGCTACGTACCTAGTAACGTCTTTTCCATCAAAGAAGAAATATAGTCTTGTGTTAGGTTTAAGACCACTACAATAAATTGAAACATCGCGAGAACGAACAAATGGTACAATATTAATATTTACAACCTTATCTCCTTGAGATTCTTCAATTGTAGTATTTGACTCTAAAGTAGTTGAAACCCCAGTTGCGAGTTCCTCTATTGCAATAGTATCCGTCACGAATGCGCCGGTTTGCACAATACTCTGATCTGAAGTTGCAACTACTCCCTGTGAAAGTATTTCCACATTATTCCATTGAGTTCCTAATACGCCTTCAAATATGTCTGTTGTTTGATTTAAGAATGTTAATACTTCCATTGCAGTATTATCTTGGATTATTTGAGCTGGACGTCTTTCAGTATCAACCCACTCATCACCTGATGGTGAGAGTTTTACAATACCTTCGTATTGAGTTACCTCATAAGGTTGCACAGATACAGTTCTTGATGCATTAGGTTGATCGAATAACGTTTCTGTTGTTCCATTCCAAAGACTTAATACCTCTCTGTTATTCTGACCGGTTCGAATAATTCTATCGACTTCTTTCGCTGTGTCAGATTCTGGCAATGTTTCTTCTTCAATTCGATCTTCTAGAACCAAAGTAATTTTTACTAGTGGCATAGATTCTATATTAACATTTACCCATCCGCCTGCAACTAAATTTGGCAGAGGAGCTCCAACACCTGCAAATCCTGGCAATTCAGAATAATATAAAGTTTCATAGCCAGTTTTATCTGACTTTATTGATTGAATTTCCCACCTAGTTACACCAGCAATACTTGTTACTTTTACAATTCGACGAGGAGCTTCTGATAAAGCAACACTACCCGAAACATAACGATACTCTGGGAACCCATTTGTGTTTGGATTATATAAGGTATAGACACCATTTGTCGAAGTGTCATTTACTGTATTAATAGTAAAACCTTGAACATTCAATTGTTGTGGTCGACCAGTCTTAGGGTCTACCTTCTGAGTTAACACATTAAACTTAAATTTATTTGCGTCATTATTAACATAAAAATCTTCTACCTCAGATGATTTTTTCTCATCATAATTCGCTGCGCTTGATCGATTTGTTGCTATCCCAGCTGGAAACTTATAGAATATTCTAAATTGATTAGAATGAAAATATGGTCTTAGTATACCATTAGTAGTATCCGTGGCTGCCAGGTAGAATGGGTCTTTAGCATTTGCGGTTTTATCTCGTGTAAAGTTGTCAACTACAATTCCATTTTTAAATCTGCTTGACCCGTCAGAATTAATTAAATTCTTTTGTAATGCACTATTTTCTAAAACCGAAAGAGCTGAGTAGTACTCAATGGAAGATACACGGTTTTTAATTCGAGTAATATCTTTCATCGTTGAACGCTGATTGTCTGTATATTGAGTATTAATTGTTTTAGCCGACCTAGTATATGGAGGCATAAAGATCGTATACAGGGTCATTGAATTTTCTGGCTCAGAAGGTATAATTGGATTTTCTGAAGGTATTCCTTTTACAATTTGCAATATACCATTATCACCGATAATCAATCTATCATATCGTCCAACCCAGTAATCCATATCAACTTGGCATGTTCTATTTGGAACTAAAGCCACAGGCCCTTGTAGAGAATCTGAAGCCTCTCTTGCGTCTTCTGCTAAGAAAGTATCTTTTACTCTAAAATCAAGAAACTCTGATAAAGGTTGGCCATTAAACTGAGGTATATCGTTATACCTTACTGATTGCGTACCAGTAGATGCATAGTTTCCATAAGAATTAACACAGAAGAAATCCCCTTCACCATGTTTATAATAATCAAAAGTAAGATCATCATTAGTGCCCGAACTGGTTGTATCAAAATTAACACTTTGAGTTAGTTTAATTTTTGGTTTTCTATAAAACTCAGGGTCCTGCAACCCGTCATCGATTACTTCAAAGTTCTGGCCCGGTGTCAGTAAAGTACCACCAATAGAAGAAATTATAACGTCAGCTCTTTCCAATTCAATAATAGTTCCAGCTGCATATGTAACACTTCCTAAATTCTGAGTATAGCTAGTCTTTATTTTTTGTCTACCAACTGCTCCTCCGCTATCGCCTCCAACCTCAACCTCAACTGGAGCCCATACTGTAACCTCATCGGTTTCTTTAAATGCAAAGTGGTGATCATCACCATCTAGACCTTTTAATGTAACCTGGGAAGATGTAGCGCCATCTTTAATTTCAAAATGTCTTGGATTCACCAATCTTTCAAATGTACCATCAATACCAGGTTGAGCACCTCCATGTAGATCAACCTCACTTGTTCGTGTTGTCTTAAGTGTAACCAAATAATCAAACTTATCGGTTTTTGCTGTACCTACAAGAGATTCTCCATTTAACAATCCACCGACTGCAGAAATAGAATTTAATGTTACTTGAACAGTTGTACCTTGACCTACATCTGTTGCTCCAACCACTGAAGGGGTGGTAACCACGAATTTTTTATACTTAGTGTATTTAACTCTTTTAACTCTTTGTACTGCTTCTGCAGGTAATTTAAATACTGAAGTATTCTTCGATGTATTATTAACCGTAATTGCATTTGACGCAGATTGTGTTCCAAGAACATTCAGCTCACTCGGTGAATGGTTACCAAGTTGATAGGGGGCAGTTCCGTCTGTTAATCCTTTTCTATTTACAAAATGCGGAAAAGTATCCAATACATCTTGAAAGGTTGTTTTATTATGAAGATAAATCCTATAAGTTGCTGTAGGTGAAGAATTATGAGCTGCTCCCAAAGTAACACCGGATGAAGTGGGATTGCTTGATATATTATAACCTGCATCATTTGCATCTTCAAAGGCTGATTTATAATTAGTTCCGTCACTCTTTCTTACATCTCTTAACTGAGATGAAACAAATTGAATTGACTTTATCTTTGAATTAGCATAACCAGTTTGAACATTAATATTTGCAGCTCTTACATTATCAACTGTCCATGGTTTAGTTGGTGACGCGGAGTTATCATCTGCACCTGCAAAATAGGAACTACTGTCGTTTCTTGGATTATTACCACTTAGCTGATAAAAAGGATTATCATGCATATCCAATTCTATATAGTTACCTTGTTGTAAAGATATATTGATACCGGTTTTTGATTTTATATGAGACTCGTCTCTTGCCTTGTCTGATAATATATTTACTTTATCTTGAAAGTCATACCTAAAACCATTTATGTAAGCAGTAGACGGGTCTAATTGAAATATAACTTTTTTCTCAGCTTCTTCGATAGTATTAATTCCAAATGGTTGTTGAGCTACAAGTTCAGCTGAAGTATAAAGAGGATCATTTGTGCTATCATAATTATATGTTGTTATTCCATTCACAGTTTCTGATGATAGAACAACTCTTCCCATTTCACGTACGGCAACCTTAAAAGGTTTTATTGTATAATTACCAGATTCTTCAAAGGTTCTTTTTGCTAGTTTCTTTTCTAAATTATTTGACTCAATACCTTCAACACTTTCAATAGTTCTTTCATTGGCAGTAAACAATCTAGCAATATCAAATGTCTGTTGGCTGTTCTTTATATAAAAGTTTGCACCTTGGTTTGTGATATTCCTAAGTACTCCTTCAGGGTTTTCAAAGAAAGCAAGGTCTAAGCTAATTGAATATCTATCTGCACCAGGACCAGAAAAGTTATATGAACCGGTTGAATTGTCTAAAAGTGTTTCGTCTTGTGCGGATGTTACAATCTTTTCTGTTATTGCTAATACAACATCTCCTCTTATAATTTCAGAATATGAATTTTTAATCCAAAACCGTTTTATTGCGGGTGTATGGACAAAAGACCCTTTTACATAAAAGATACCTTCTTGAATAGAAGAACTAAACCCGTATCCGTTAGCAGAAATTGTTGCAATAGATGAAGTATTTGTAACAGTAAGAGTTTTACTTGTATATTGTATATCTTCTTTATAATGTAAAGTTGCTCCTGTTGGTACCAAAGTATTTAAAGATGCTGCTGGACTATCAGAGATATCAGAAATAGATTGTAAATAAACTCTAGCAACTTCAGATGTAATACCTTCAACTCCAAGAACCTTAGCATATTGCCCTCCAGTAATTCCTTCAGTTCTAATTTCAATAGTAGGTTGTAGTAAAATATCTGAAGTTAAATCTGCCAATGTTGTTCCAGTAGGGGTAGTAACTTCCACATAAACAATGTTATCTCTAAAAGTAGCTTCACCATCTAACACTGCCTGTCCGTCACGATAAAAAGAAGACCCAAGTCTATCTATCTGTGCTTGAAGTACAGATTGCATTTGATTCATTTCACGCGTTTGAATCGCAAAACCTGGTTGGAATAAAATTCTTAAATAGTTTTTATCCAGCGCTGAATTTCCTCTCGCATCCTTAATATTAAGGTCATCGTGATAAGGTGCGACATTGTATGATGTAATAGCCATAATCCTAGAATGTAATTAAAAAGTTAATTGTCTCAGTTTGATTTTCGTTTCGTTGTATCTTACTATTGTTATTTATATACAAAATATTGCCAGTATACACGTCAATCTCTGGTTCTCTAATGTCTTTTATCCGAAGAGCATTAGAGATTCCTTCGTAAATAATATATTCGTTTTTCAGAAATTTTCTTGTTCCAATTTGAACGTATCTTATTTCCTTTTCTACTCCTTCGCCGGCAAAGATATCAACAATACGACCTTTAGCCCGACTGGTTACGCCTTGAATCAATAAGTCTTTAGAGACTGCGTCTCCACTTGTTCTTAAAGTTTCAATCGCGTTTTCGACATCATCAAGTTTCATTATGTACTTTGCAGAAACCGATAAGGTGTCAAGGTTTGACCCTTGTAAATTTTTTGCGTATTGAATCAGTCCTACTTGTCTGAAATCATTTACTGCAGGAAAGTCATCGGCGCTCGAGATTCTATTTCCTTCTCGTCCTAAAATCCTAGCATTAATGAAAATAGCATTAGCAGCCAACTCTAATTTTGGATCACCGCCATGACCTTTTAATGGAGCAATTTGCGCTACTGATTTAAATAATCTAGGACCTTCACTATCAGATGATCCATGTATTGGTACAAGAGATGCATTAGCATAATTTTGTCCAACAGATTCAATTACAACTTTTTGTATACCATTACTTATTTTAGAAGTAGAAGCTGCACCAGACAGTGCTTCAGGTGAATCGTGATATCCAACCCCAAATGCAATACATGATGGTTGAATAACTCTAACCTTTGAGCCTTTAGCATAATTACTTCCGCCACTTATAATTTTAACATCATCGGGCGTAGCTATTTTTCCGTCGGGGCCAATCTTAGCTAACCCATACGCGAACGATCGATTAGTGGTAGTTGTCAATTCACTTTCAAATGTGATTGATTCCAAATCTTCAACAAACTTAACAGGTACCCAATTGTTGTACTTTGGATTTCCTAAAATAGTATATTTATCCTGTCTGTCACCATACTTAATATCTGATGGCTCTTCATTCTTAAATGCAGTAATACTTCCTCCATTAACCGAGAAAATTTCTAACTGAGCCGAATCAATTTCTATGCCATCTCCTTCAATGAACATTGGAACGACTGGACTATCATAAACCCCATAGTATTTTGAATTTTCTAATGTTGGCTTATAACCAAATCCAGGTGAGTCGATATCAATTCTATCAATAGTGCCGGATGGTGTCTTATATGAAGTATCGATTTTAATAGGTACAAAGTTATCTTCCGGTGACTGATTAGTATTAAACTTACTTAAATCGGAACCTGAAATTGTAAACAGGTATTTCCATTTATAATTATCAGGTAAAATTTGAGGTGTTACCGCAGGGTTAATATATTGAAATGGTTTATATTTAGAAATTGAACCGCCATTATTGTCTAAACATTTATATACTGCACCGTAATTAATTATGGTAGGATTGTCTTGTACAACATAATAGTTATTATTCCCATCTACAGTCTGATCAATTCTTGTATCATATTGGTCAAACACAGTATTACTTTTCCAAGTAACTTTTCGAAACGCAACTTTAGTATCTGAAGGCTGTACTCTTTTAGCAGCTAACATATCTCTTCTAGCATCTATGTCTGTCTGAATAGCATTCGATGGTTGCGGAGGAGAATCTGCTTCATAGGTATCAGCAGGTGAATCCCATGTATTAGCCCTTCCATAAAATAAGTATAAAGGATTATTGTCTAAATCAGATTCAAATGAATCAATAAACTTAGTTTTCAATGATTGAGTAATAAAGTTAAAGCTTTTTCCAATCGTAAGTAAACTCTTACCTGGGGTCTTTGAACTTTTTGCATTTTTTAATACTAACTGACTCATAATTCTATTTATCTAAATTCTGCAACATAGCTGTCGTCTTTAATTATTTCTTCGTGAGCTAATAGAGATGAACCTATACTATTAGGTGGCCTATTCAATGGTTGATTAAAATTTGTAGTAGAGTTGGAAATTGATAATCCAACCTGAACACGGTCTGCATTGGCCGAGCCACCACTTGGTGAATAGTATGAAAGTCTCCACCTGCCATGTTTGGTTGAACTCCATGTATCTTCAGACTGTGGATTGTATATGATTCCAAATGCAGGGCGAGTATCTTGTACATAATATGGCAATTCGTTTATCTTACCAAATCTAGGATAAGCTCCTTTTCCAGAGGCTGCTGGAGTTCGACTTGCGCTAAAATAACTTGCACCACTGGTTTCTACATCGATATCTGCCATTGAAATATCTTCAGGGTCTTCGATTGTAGTACTGGAAGTCATTGTATAGTTAGTGCCACTACCTGAAGAACTAACCGAAACCCACTTTCCAGTTGTTGCGCTTCGTACAAATGCATGACTATAGTTTACACCATTCTCAAATGTTGATGGGTCAGCAAGTGCTGTCCAATATTGATATGTGTATGCTCCACTTATTGAATCAAACGCACTTGGGTAATTGGAATTAGTAGGTGCTATTCGATAATATCTTTTAGGACCATGACCTCCGTTTGTTCGAACATCTATTGCATCGTATACTTCTCCGCCAAAAGTTGTTGAAAATTGATTTTCATTTAATGCTCCAATGACTCGTGGACTTAAGTAATCACCAGGAATATATCGACCATCATGCAAAGGACAATCAGAATTTGTAACATATATATTTCTGAATGTTGGAGATTGGTCAACAAAGTCTTCCATAAAATGACCAGCAGTTTCTCTACCAGCATTACTAGTTCCAGTGACAGCATTTAAATATTGGTGAGGTCCATAATTTAGAGGTCCATCTGCGGTTTGAGAAACAGATTGATATGGTGATTGATATCCACTATAGTTATCTCTACTTAACCCCATGTGACGAGAAAGACTAATATTTTCATCAGGTGTAGCATCTGACATCTTAGCGCCTAATAAAGAATAGGGTCTATTGGTTCCGCCCGGTAAAAAGTTAGCTGAACCAACCGTACTTAGTTCTGTAATACTTCTTCTCTCTTTAAATTCTAATGGAGGTAAATTTTCTAGTTGTAAATTATTAAAAAGATTATAACCTACCGGGTGAATTAAATTTTCAAATGAATTTTTATATTCACTAAATGGAATTTGAACACTAACTTCATAAGTATACTTACTATAATAGTTTCCATCCTGTAAAACAATATTGTCAGAAAGTAATCCTTTGTTATCTGTAGTTTGTGATGGATCATCAATAAGAGTAGAAAAATTCAAACTCAAATCCATAGCAACCCCAGCGCCTGTTGTAGTTGGATTTGAAATGCGTCCATCCTTTTTTCTTAATTGGTAAACTATAGGCTCATTGTTTCGTGAAAAGCGAGTCTGATTAGGACCTGACCCATTCCCTCTTTGAATAATATCAAACTTTAAAGCTCTTCCGTCTATATCAGTTGATATTATTTTGGCTTGAAACGAGGTAAGTGCTGCATCTTTTAAATATAATATGTCTCCTCTTTCATATCCACTACCACCATCAAGTATATTAATAGATTGTAAACTTTCAACTGAGGTACCATATATCTCATTGTTGTTGATAATATTATAGCCAGGCGTGAATAGTCCTGTAGTAGAACCCGAATCAAAATGAATAACATATAACAATTCGTCATATTGCTCAATAGAAATTCTTTGAACATAGCCTGAAGCTAAGACGATCCCAAATTCATTTTGAAGTGTTATATCTTTACCTTCTAGTTCAAAAATATTTTTACCTTCTATTGGCCTCACTCTTACTAACTTATTAGCTCCAATATTATTTGAAGACGTTTCTAAAACTTTAGACCATGGCTCAAACACTATAGCCATTTTGTCATAAAACAATTGAAAGAAAATTACAACTGATTGGTTTGTTCCTTTTAAATTATAATAGTCGACCAACCTTTTTAATAAAAAAGTTTTCTGTACAACCGATGAGTCGGGTATATCTTTAGCAATAGTTTCTGCAAGTTTTTCAAGAAAGGCATCATTTGCAACCTGGTCAATATCTCTACTTTGTGTTATCTCCTCAATAAAGGTTGTGGGATTAACATCTTGAGAATAATATACTTTAAGAAAGTCAATAAGATTCTGAGCCACATCGCGCAATTGCTCAGGCACCAATTCATCAACTCTTATTTTTTCAAGGCCTTTCATAATTTATTTCCTAATATGATGGTGGATATCCGCCGTTACTTGCTGGTGGTGTATATGTACTACCTCCGTTGCCTGTATTAGTTGTTCCAGTATTATTTGTAGTCGTCGTCGTCGTAGTTGAAGCTGCCACTGGAGCAGATGGTACATCGATTGTCGAGGTGGCTATAATAGTAGATGTTTGTTGTACAGAGGCTGATGTTGCCGGAATATAGTGAACATACCCCTGTGCCGAATATTCCATATGCAATGCCTGTGTACCCGCATAGTAAGCAACTCCAGTATTTGGGTCATACATTGTATGAGGAACAAATATACCTGAAGCAGTAGGATTATATGCATCTGCTAACATTGGAGCATCAGGTGCTACTATATAAGAATCTGCGACTATACCATTATTTTTTGTAGAAAGATTATTATCTGCAAGTACTATAGACTTAGTTAAGTCAATAGTCAATAGTTTATTTTCAATTCCTGGTATATCATAAGAAAGTGGTATGATTGTTATATCAATAAAGGTTTCAGCATCTGATGGTTGAGACTCTAAAGTTATTTTTCCTGTTTGTGGATAAAGATAACCTACATTTGTTTTTTCAGTTACTTTTATATTATTATCATTTAAATAATATCTTTCAATTGTTCGTTTATTATTATCTCCACTAATTGGTTTGTCTTCAAGATAATATGTTTTTGAATTAAAAGTCCACCCAGTTGATGATATAAATGACCCGGCCTGACTAACATCTCCTAAAAACTGAAATCCAAAATCAACAGAAAGCGGAGATGTCGAACCGGGTATTAGTGATTGTCTTTTATACGCATAGACTTGAGCTATAGTACCTGATATAGATTCGTTAGTGTTATCAATACTAGTTAGTAATTTTGAATATCTAAAATTATTACCATACCTTTGTAAGAAAGTGGTATTAAACGTATTAATAGATTCTCTAATTTCACCCTCTAGCTGAGCTTTAGTTAACGAAGTATTATTAGAATTGTATTTAGTGGATACATTCACGTAAATAAAGGTATAGTCTGCATCAACAACTTCAGGTATGACCGTAACAATTTTTTTCGATTCAAGATAGTTTAAAATTATTTTCTTTTGTCCATCAGTGAGATATAAACCTGATTGCGGTTTTACAGATATGAATACTTTACCATATTGGGGTGGTGTTAATGTTTGACCCCCATAGACTGCAATATCTTGGACATCACTTATAGCCTCTCTTACTGATACCTCATAGTCTGAAAGAGTAACTGCTCTATTCTGAGATATAAAAGATCGTGGTGCATTGAATTGTATAGACTCTATCGATTCCTTTGAAGCTCCACCCGATGCGTTTGATGTTGTAACAATTGCTCCGCTATCTGCAAGAGACGTGTTTGCTGGAAATGAACTCGGCCCTTCAAAAGTAATTGCGCCGTTTGGTTCTCTTTCGTTTGATATTAAATAAGTACACTCAATAACAGAATTAGCAATAGGCTGTTTTCCTAGACTATTGTTTCCAAATTGAATCTGATATAAACCATCATAGTTTTCATTCAAATAGTAGATGGTACTATTACTATCAACAATAGACTCTTTTTTAAATTCAGTATATGTCGTACTACTAATAGCACTTGAAGAATCTTTGACTATAACCTTTAAAGTATTTGTGTCAATATTATTGTCAGGTAATGAAAACTTTTCGTTATTTGAATTATTAAAGAAAAACTTTGATGTTTTTGATTGACCTTCATACAAATCTATTTCATCAAATTCAAAATTACCTGTAGTAGAATTATATCGATTAGAAACAACTTCAGCTAATGTTTGAAAAGAATAGTTTACACCATTCACTGAAGTTGTAAAAAGGGTTCCGCTTGCAAGAGTCGCAGCTGAATTTGTACCAGCATCTCTTTTTAATTTAAGAGATATCTTAGCTTGAGATGAAGATGCGCTCTTTGGAGTATAACCAATTAACTTAGCGTGAGAAACCACGTTAGCTCTTACCTGAGCGGTATCGAGAAAGGATTCGTTTACAGCCATGTGGGCTGTGATCGCATTATAGTGAGTATTATATGCAAGGACATCAAGAAGATGATTTAGACCAGAGCCTTCGAAGTCATAATCTTTAAATGACGAGTCAGAGTTCTTGAGATAACTCTTAAGGTTATCTTTAATCTTCTTAAAATCTAATTCGGTTGTATTGAGTTGAGTAGCCATGTTATCTTAGTCTTCTTAAAAAGAATGAAGTCTCCACTTGTATATTTAATGATACGATATTATATTGTAGTTCAACCACATATGCGTTTTCATCTGACTTATCATATACTCGAACTAGAACACCATTTATTCTTGGCTCCTGCTCAGAAAGTACATTTTCAATATCTCTTTCAATTGCATTTGCCGTAAATGGACTTACTAGTTCAAATAAATAAGAAGTAACATTACTTCCTATATTATTATTAAATGGTCTTTCTCCATAATTGGTTAGTATTAAATTTTTTACTGCCTGCTTTACAGCCGCCAAATCTTCAATAGGACGAATATCACCAGTGCCGGGATGTTTTTGAAAAGACATTGGAAGGTCTCTATAAACTCTCGGCATCGATACACGTATCGAGCTTGAACTATCTGAAATTGCAGTTGCCATATACTCTATTTATACTAATTTAAGTCAATCCTTGCCGCGTCAATGTCGATATTGCCAGTAACTTTTCTTGTCTCACTACCAGTAATAACTTCATTTTTATTTCCGTTCACGTATATCTCCCAGTTACCATCTATCTTGGTTCGACATCCACCTTCGATCGTAAGATTACATCCACCTGTAATATAAACGTTATCACCCTTCGCGATTACTTTATACCTCGCGCCTGTAATTACCTGAGACTCACTTCCGTCTTTATCAATCTCAGTGAAAGTTTTGTTAGGACCTACATGAGAATAACGAGCGGTTGGTGACGACGAATCATATTCTATTACATTTGAATTATTCAGAAACGCATGAACATGGTTAGAAGGATAGACAGGTTTAATTACATCAGAGACGCTAGGAAAATTCCATGCGGGTCCATTATTTGCGGTTGCTATTCCTTTATATTTCTCCTTTGCATCTTTCTTTGTAATATACGAATATGAATTAATAAAATCTGTTCGCGCTTCCCTCGGCACATCAGGCTCGCTTAATTTTTCTTTAAGGGGAAACACGCTATCGGGGTCAGAGAATCCTATGTTCGGATTTTCCTGTTTGGCGATATGTTGCGACGGAAGACTTCCCATAATAACAGGGTCCTGAGCCGAAGTACCATCTCGAAAGAATCCGACTACCCATGAACCCTGCGCGAGGCCAGTCGAAGAGTTACCCACACCGGACGTCGACGCGCTAGTGACTGGTGTCATTACAGAACCCCAGGGTAAACTCTCTGTGGGAATCGTAATCTTATTTGCATCGTGGTATCCGAAACAGCGAACTCTTACTCGCCCCATTTCTTTGGGATCGTTTATATCTTCTATAACTCCAATGAACCATACAAAGGAATGGCTTTCTGCGTAATCTTCTCTATTCATTATATCTCTACTCCCATAGAATCACGTTTCACTCTAGCATTAATAAAGTATTGACCATCTTCGAACGTATGTTGCGCAGATGTAACTATATACTTTCCACTTAATAACTGATCTTCACCTGGATGGTCTTCTTCTGTAGAACCCGATGAATCCTGCGGGTCAATAGCCTTAGGAAATTTTAAATTGATTATCTTACCTGGATGAAATTCATAATCACCATATATCTTAATATCGTGAGTCATCGTCTCAAGACTTTCATTAAAGGAACGAATCTTTTGTTCGTATCTTACACGAGAATCATTTGTATTCTTTTGATCACCATACGCAAGAGAATTAATAGATACCTTATTTGAGTGAGCGTCATAGTATTCACCAAGCCCTTTGTCCGAAATTTTGAATGCACTACTAAACGGGGGATTACCAGTCAGAGTGTTTTGCTCAATATTATAGCCATAGTGTTTCGTACCATATGTCTTCGTAGCGATATCAACATAATTCATCTTAGAAGCAAACGCACCAGATTGAGATTGAAAGACTCTACCAAACCGTAGATTAGATGTAACGCTCAATAGACGAGTAGCTCTCTCCTTATAATCCTCTAGAGATTGGGGGTTCTGTGTAAACGCGCGAGTGTCACGGTAAACGCCATGAACCTTTTCTTTTAATAGTTCGCTATATGATACCAAGTGAATCACGCCATCAATCGTTTGATATAAGAAGAT